GGCTGACGGGTCGATTCGCGGGCCGGAGCTGCCGGAGGGCGACTGGCATCCCCGGACGTTGACGTGGTGGGACCACTGGCGTCGCTCGCCGCAGGCGCAGCACATGGCCGCGGTCGACTGGGACTTCATGGTCGACACGGCGATGATGCATTCGGCGATGTGGAACGGTGAGCTGAAGATGGCCGCCGAGGTCCGCATCCGGGTCGCGAAGTTCGGCGCGACGCCGGAGGACCGGATGCGGCTGAAGGTCCAGGTCGACGAGGACGCGAAGCCCGAGATCCGCGCCCCGAAGGCGAAGGCCCGTCGCGAGAGGCTGCTGCAGGTCGTGGATGACGCCGGCTGATTCCCTCGGGTTCGCCCTGGTCGACTGGATCGAGACCTACCTCGTCCACGGTCCGGGCGACGTCGAGGGCGAGCCGATCGTCCTCGATGACGAGTTCGCCGCGTTCGTCATCCGGTCCTACGCGATCGACAAGTCCGGCGCCCGCAAGGTCCGCCGCGCGGTCCTGTCCAGGCCGAAGGGTCGCGCCAAGTCCGAGCTGGCCGCGATGCTGGCCTGCTGCGAGGCCATCGGCCCGGTGCGCTTCTCGCACTTCGCGGAGTCTGGCGAGGTCTCGCCCTGGGGCTACGAGTACGCCGACGGCGAGCCGGTCGGGTTCCATGTGAAACGCCCGGAGATCCTCTGCTTCGCCACGGAGGAGGGCCAGGCCGGCAACACCTACGACGCGATTCGGTTCATGCTCGGCTCGGGCGCCTCCGAGCAGCTGCGGCGGGATTACCCCGGCATCGACGTCGGCCTGACGCGCACCCTGCTGCCCGGTGGCGGGATCATCACGCCGGAGTCCGCGGCTGACTCCTCGAAGGACGGCGGAAAGTCGACGTTCTGCGTGTTCGACGAGACGCATCTGTGGGTCCATCCGAGGCTCAAGAGGATGCACCAGATCGTGCTGCGCAACCTGCTGAAGCGGAAGGCCGCGGCGGGCTGGGCGATGGAGACGACGACGATGTTCGCCCCGGGCGAGGGCTCGGTCGCCGAGGGCACGTTCGACTACTGGCGGATGCAGGCCGAGAAGCGGATCAAGGACGAGTCCCTGCTGTTCGATCATCGGCAGGCGTCGTCGAAGCATGACCCGGCGCGCAAGCGGGAACGGCTGGCAGGCCTGAAGGAGGTCTACGGCCCTGCAGCGGCCTGGATGGACCTCGACGCGATCGCGTCATCGTGGGACGACCCGCAGACCTCGCCGGCGGAGTGGCAGCGGTACTGGTGGAATCTGCCGGTCAGCATCCAGGGCACCTGGCTCAGCCAGAAGGCTTGGGACGAATGCCACGACCCGAGGCCGATCCCTGACGGCGCCACCGTCGTCCTGGGCCTGGACGGCTCGTTCAACGGAGACTCGACGGCGCTGTCCGTTGTCCAGGTCGGCGAGTTCCCGCACCTGTCGGTCGCAGGACTGTGGGAGAAGCCGCCCGGCGATCACGAGTGGCGCGCGCCGATCCTCGACGTCGAGGACGCGGTCCGCACCGCGTGCCTGCGCTGGCGCGTGGCGGAGATCACCGCCGACCCGCATCGCTGGGCCAGGACCCTGGAGGTCCTCGCCGATGAGGGCTTGCCGGTCGTGGAGTTTCCGCAGACCGCGGCCCGGATGAGTCCGGCGACGCAGCGGTTCAGCGACTACGTCAACCAGCGGCAGCTGACCCATGACGGCAATGCCTCCCTGGCTAGGCACGTCAGCAACGCCATTCTGACGTCCGACTCGCGCGGCACCCGCATCCGCAAGGAAGGCCGCATGTCCGCAAAGAAGATCGACCTGGCCGTCGCGTCGATCATGGCCCTGGAACGGGCCGTCCACTTCACCGAGGCCGCACCGGCCCCGGTCCCGCAGTTCTTCGCATAGGAGGCCCGATGCCGCGCATCCTGCAGGCCGTCGGCCTGCTCGCGATTGCCGCTGGCGCGGCGTGGATCTTCCCGCCCGCTGGCCTGATCGTCGCCGGCATCGCCCTGGTCCTCGTCGGCATCTCGGAGGCCGGCAATGCTTGAGCGGCTGTTCGGCGGCGAGCGCCGCTCCATCACCTTCCAGGCCCTGTGGGCTTCCGGCCAGGACATGCCGCGCGGCACGTTCGCCGGCGTCACCGTCAACCGGGACACGGCCCTGAAACTCGAAGTCTTCTACGCCTGCGTGCGGCTCATCACCGACGTCGCCAGCACGCTGCCGATGGACACGTTCCAGCGGTTCGACGGCCGCCGGGTGCCGTTCCGGCCCCGTCCGCAGTGGGTCGACTCCCCCGAGCCCGATCGCTCCGTCCCGAGGTCGGACCACATCGGCATGGTCCTAGCGTCGCTGATGATCGACGGGAACGCCTTCATCCGGGTGATCCGCAGCCAGTCGACCGGCGAGCCTGTCGCCCTGTCCGTGCTCGATCCGTACCGCGTCTCGGTGCGCCGCGACGTCCGCGGGCGGGTGGAGTTCGTCGTCGATCACGGCGCGTTCATCGTCCCCGAAGAAGACATGCGGCACATCACCGAGCTGCGCAAGCCAGGCCAGCTGCGCGGCGTCTCGCGCGTGGACGAGCTGAAGGAGACCCTGGGCCTGACGGGCGCATTGGAGCAGTTCGCGGCGCGGTTCTTCGGCCAGGGCTCGACGACATCGGGCATCATCGAGATCCCCGGCGACATCAACGGCGACCAGGCCAAGGCGCTGCAGGACTCCTTCGAGGTCGGGCACCGTGGCCTGCGTAAGGCACACCGTCCCGGCATCCTGTCCGGCGGAGCTAAGTTCGTGAAGACCGGCGTGGACCCGAACGAGGCCCAGATGCTGGAGTCGCGGCAGTTCGCCGTCGAGTCCCTCGCGCGCGCGTTCCGCATCCCGCCGCACATGCTGCAGGTCACCCGTCCCGGCGCCATGTCCTATGCATCGGTCGAGGAGAACGCGCGGCAGTTCGTGACCTTCACCCTGCTGCCGTACATCAGCAAGATCGAGGAGGCGTATTCCAGCCTCCTGCCAGGTCAGGCGTTCCTGCGCTTCAACGTGGACGGCCTGCTGCGCGGATCGCTGGAGTCCCGCTATCAGGCCTACTCGATCGGCACCCAGTCCGGGTTCCTGTCGATCAACGACATCCACCGCCTGGAGGACATGCCGCCGGTCGACGGCGGCGACGTCTACCGGGTGCCGCTGGCGAACGTGAACCTGAACGCCGCCGACCTCGTGGAGACCTCGAAGAAGGTCGAGATGGCGCAGCGGCTGATCTACTCCGGCTTCGCCCCCGACTCGGTCATGCTGGCCCTCGGCCTGCCGCCGATCCAGCACACCGGCATACCGTCCACGCAGCTGCAGCCCATCAGCCAGATCAACCCGGCCGACCCGCTGAGCGTCTACTGATGCCGTACTTCATCACCGACCAGGCCGCCGAGTGCGATGGCTGGGCGACCGTGAAGGAGGACGGCGAGGTCATCGGCTGCCATGCGACGAAGTCCGACGCGATCGCGCAGATGGTCGCGGTCAGCCTTGCCGAGGGCATGGAGCCCGGCGGCGAGCGCATCGCCGGCGGCCCCAAGGCAGTCATCACCGACATCGACGGCACCCTCGTGCGCTTCGATGGCCGGCCAGTGCAGCGGGTCATCGACTTCGTGCAGGCCCAGCCCGGCGCCCTGTTCGTCCTGACCGCGAGGCCGGAGTCCGAGCGGGACGCCACCGAGCAGGAGCTGCGCGAGATCGGCGTCTCGTACCGGCAGCTGCTGATGAAGCCGCTCGACGACGAGGACTCCACGCCGGACTTCAAGGCCAGCGTCGCGGAGGACCTGCTGGAGTCCTTCGACGTCACCCTGGCGATCGACGACGACCCGGCGAACCGGCGCGCGTTCACTGCGCTCGGCATCAAGGCCATGGACCCGTCCGACATCCCGGCGACGCGAGAGATGCGCGCGGAGGTTCCGGCCTACATGGCCCGTGCGGCTCAGCGCGGACTGGACCTGCGTGCCGATGGGTACGGCGGCGACGGCCTGACTGAGCAGACGATCCGCGAGGCCCGGCTCATCGCCCAAGGCCAGATGAGCGACGCGAAGGTCATCCGTGCCAATGCGTGGGCGGCCCGTCACGCCGTAGACCTGCAGGCCGGGCAGAACTCCGACCCGGACGATCCGCGCTGGCCCGGCCCCGGGGCCGTCGCCCACTACCTCTGGGGAATCGATCCTCTAGATCCGCAGCCAGCGAGGGCCTGGCTGGCCCGCACCGCTGAGTCACTTCAGGAGCGCACCATGACGAGCAAGGTCGAGAAGCGCAGCATCACGATCGACGACTTCGAGCTTCGCCAGGCTGGCGATGGGATGTCCTTCACCGGGTATGCCGCCATCTTCAACAGCCCGAGCCAGCCGCTGCCGTTCATCGAGACCATCGCTCCGGGTGCCTTCAAGCGCACCCTGTCGGCGCGCAATAACGTGCGGATGCTGCTGAATCACGACACGTCGCGGGTGCTTGCTACGGAAAAGGCGCGCACATTACGACTGGCAGAGGACTCCAAGGGCCTGCACGTCGAGGCTGATCTGCCCGACACGACCTACGGCCGGGACCTGTCGATCTCGATGCAGCGCGGCGACGTCGACTCCATGAGCTTCGGCTTCTCGGTTCCGCGCAACGGGGACCGCTGGAGCGACGACGGCAACCAGCGCACTCTCGTCGAGGTGCGGCTGCACGAGGTCTCAGTCGTGACCTTCCCGGCCTACGAGGCCACCACGGCCAGCGTCCGCGACTACTCCGCCCTGGCCCTGCGGGCTGAGGCCGACGAGGACGAGATCGCCGCCGCGATGGAGGCCCTCGTAGACGGGAGCCTGACCGAGCAGCAGGCCGACCTGCTGCGCGCCATCGTCGACAAGGCCGCGCCCAAGCCGCAGCCGTCTGGCACGCCGGTCTCGATGCTGCAGAAGCAACTGGACTTGATCTCCAAGTCCCTCTAATCCACCGGGTCATTTGACCTGGGTTGATCGCTAGCGGAGCCGCGGCGATCTACCGCTAGCGGAGCCGCGGCGGATGCCATCACTGCGATCACCCACCCCAAGAAAGGGACAAGCATGTCCGCATACCTTCAGCGCCAGATTGAGGCGCGGCAGGAGGCCTGGCACGCAGCCAAGGCACTCCTGGATCGGGCCGCGACCGAGGGCCGCGACCTGTCCGCCGAGGAGGAGCAGTCCTACCAGCGGATGATGGCCGACATCGACCGCCGTGGCCAGGTCGTCGCCGACCTGCAGGCCGCGGAGGCCCGCGAGGCCGACATCGCCGCCAGCATGACGCTGGCACCCGAGGTGCGTGCCGAGTCGCGCATCGAGATCGCCCGCACCGACGCCGACATCATCCGGGCGCTCGCGTTCGGCGAGATCCGCTCGTACACGTTCGAGCGCCGGGACCTGAACAAGACCGACGACTCCAGCGTCCTGCCGCAGACGTTCTACGCCGTGATGCAGGAGAACATGACGACGGTCGGCCCGATGCTCGATGGCCGCTACGTCACCCTGCTGAACACCGCGAGCGGCGAGGACATCAAGGTCCCCGTCGAGTCGACGCGGCCAGCCGCCACGGCGATCGCCGAGGCCACGGCCATCACCCCGCTGGACCCGACCTTCACCAGCCTGACCCTGAAGGCCCAGAAGGTCGCCGTCCTGACGAAGGTCAGCCGCGAGCTGCTGACCGACTCGGGCATCGACCTGCAGGCCTACCTGGGCCGCGCCCTGGGCATCGCCCTCGGCGTCAAGGTGAACAACCTGCTCACCGTCGGCACCGGCACTGTCGAGTCTCGCGGCATCATGGACGCCGCAGGGTCCGGCACCGCCGGCACCTCGACGACTGGCGTGTTCACCGCGGACAACCTCATCGACCTGGCTCACTCGGTCGACGGGGCCTACGCGCGCATGGGCGCAGTCTGGATGATGCGGCGCGCCACCCTCGGCGCGGTCCGCAAGCTCACGGATGCGGGCGGCTACATCTACCAGCCTGCCGCGACCGTCGGCGTGCCGGACAGCCTCCTCGGGTTCCCGATCGTGGAGAACCCGGACGTCGCAGCGATCGGCTCGGCGGCGAAGTCGGTCGGCTTCGGCTGGTCCGGCTCGTACCACACTCGCGTCGTCGGCGGCATCGAGATTGCCCGCTCCGACGACGCCTACTTCAACACCGACGAGATCGGCTTCCGCGCGACCATCCGCGTGTGGGGCGACCTCGGCCAGTCGGGTGCCTTCAAGTACTTCAAGGCGCCGTGATCCAAGGGGGGCCGGGCAACCGGCCCCCCTTCCCCATCGCCAGGCGGGGCGAGTCTTTCGCAGTGGGCTGCGGCCCCGCCTGGTCCACTGCGAAAGAGGCAAGCCATGGATCGTGCAGCACGTCGTCGCGCCGCGCGCGGCAACGGACAGAAGATCGCCGGCGTCTGGATGTCCAACGCGCCGTTCGCGAACACCGGATACGGCACGCAGACGGCGCAGGCCGTGAGCCGCATCATCAAGGACGGGCACCCGTTCGTCGTCGCCTGCAACTACGGCATCGAGGCCACGACCACGGAGTGGGAGGGCATCCCGCTCTGGCCTCGCGGGTTCGATGCGTGGAGCAATGACGTCGCCGCGGCCTACTACCGCGACTGGGCCAGGCAGCATCCGGGCGCCAGCCCATGGCTGTTCACCCTGTTCGACGTGTGGACGATCACGAACCCGAACCTGGCGAACATCCCGACGGCGTCATGGGTCCCGATCGATCACATGCCGGTGCCTCCGCAGGTGCTCGCGTTCTGCCAGCGGCCCAACGTCGTGCCGATCGCCATGAGCAGGTTCGGCCTGGATCAGCTGCAGCGCAAGGACGTCGAGGCCGAGTACGTCCCTCACGCCATCGAGACCTCGATCATGAAGCCGACGGCGAGCGTTCAGCAGGACGACGGCAAGCGGCTCACCGGCCGCGACATCATGCAGCTGCCGGCGGATGCCTTCGTGGTCACGATCATGAACGCGAATAAGGGCGTGCCGAGCCGGAAGGCGTTCGGCGAGCAGGTCCTGGCCTTCTCGATCTTCGCCCAGGATCACCCGGACGCGATGCTGTTCGTCCACTCCGAGCAGCACGGGCAGATGAGCGGCATTCAGTTCGATCCGCTGATCGTGGCCTGCGGGCTGGATCCGGCACGGGTGAAGTTCATCAATCAGTACCAGCTCCGGCTCGGCATCCCTGCCGAGGCGGTCGCCGCGATTCTCACGGCCTCTGACGTCCTCCTGTGCCCGACCTACGGCGAGGGCTTCGGCATCACGGCGCTCGACGCGCAGGCCTGCGGCACGCCGATCATCACGTCGGACTTCACCGCGCAGGACGAGCTCGCCGGGCCGGACTCGATCAAGGTCTCCGGGCAGCCGTGGTGGGATGCGACGCAGCACGCCTGGTGGTCGATCCCATCAGTCCCGCAGATCGTCGACGGCCTCAAGCAGGCCTACGCGCGCGGCCACTACCGCTCCCAGGCGGCCGTCGACTGGGTCCGCGAGAACTACGACGCCGATGTCGTCTTCGAGCGGCACTGGAGGCCGGTGCTCGATCGTCTGGCTGACGTGCCGGACGCAGCGGCGACGCAGTCGATTCGTCCTAAGGCCTTCGACAACGGCAAGCACACGAACCCAGGGCTGACGATCTACATTCCGACGAAGGGCCGGGCGGAGCTCGCGGCCCTGCTGGCGTCGCTCGCCCCGCAGCTGACGCCCGACGTCGAGATCATCGTCTCGGACAACACCGGCTCAGCCGCTCCGGTCGTGCGCCAGGCCCTGCAGTCCGCCCCGTGCCGGGTGGAGTATTCGCGCCGGGCGAGCGACGTCGGCGGGGATGCCAACATCGTTCGAGGGTTCAGCCAGGGCACCGCGCCTTGGCTCTGGATGATCGGCGACGACGACGTCATCGCCGAGGACGGGCTTACGCGCGTCCTGGACGCCCTGCGCGACCTGGGGTCACTCAGTGCCGACCGGCTGATCCTGTTGAGCAAATCGGCACCGAAATCGGCGGCAGGCGCCAGCGGGAGCCTTGCCGACGTCGCGCGCATTGACCCGGCGCTGCCGCTGGCCGCGACGCTCATCAGCGCGAACGTGGTCTACCGGGAGGCCTGCGACCCGGCTGCCGCGATGAGCCGCCTGGACACCAAGTACGGCCATGCCTACGCCTGGCCGTCGGCGAAGGTCCGCGTCCTGCACGACTCCGTCATCGAGCGGGTCGGCTTCGAGCACGCAGGCGATGGCATCCCCGACGGGTGGGACGGCACTACCGCTAAGACCGCCTACCTGCAGCACGCCGGCCTCGAGCCCGGCCCTGAATCGTTCGCCTGGAACTACATGTCAGCGGAGGCAACATGCCGATCGTGAACGGGTACTGCACCCAGGACGATGTCAAGGAGGCCGCGCGCATCCCGAACGCCGACACCCAGGACGACAACCTGATCGACATCGCGGTGGCTGCCGCATCGCGCAGCATCGACGCCATGACGGGACGGCACTTCTACCAGTCCGGCACCGCGACCCGGTACTACGCGCCGCAATCCTGGCTGATCTGCGAAATCGACGACGTCGCCGGCACTGCGACCGTCGCGATCTCGTCCGCCGCGAACGGCACCTACGACATCACGCTGGCCGCGACGGACATCCAGTACGAGCCCGTCAATCGACGCTCCAGCGGCCTAGCGTTCCCGGCGACCCGGCTGCGGATGATCGCCGACCATTCCTTCCCGACGACCGACATCGGCGAGACAACTGTGCGAGTCCAGGCGAACTTCGGTTTCGGCACCGCCGTCCCGACTGAGATCAAGCAGGCGTGCATCCTGCTGTCGGCGAGGTACTACAAGCGGTTCGACTCCCCGCTCGGCGTCGCCGGGTTCGGCGACATGGGCGCTATGCGCGTGTCCCGCACCGACCCGGATATCGCCGCGCTGCTGCAGCCGTTCATGCACCCGAACCGGATAGGCCTGGCATGACGACGATGTCCGACCTGCGGGACGGGATCGCTACGAACCTCGGGACGATCACGGGCCTGCGCTCCTACGCCTATGTGCCCGACGATCCTCGCCCGCCGGTGGCCTACGTCATCCCCGGCGGGATCGACTTCGACACGGCGATGGGCCGCGGCGCCGACACCTACCAGTTCACCGTGAAGGTGATCGTCGGCCGGTGGAACGAGCGCACCGCGCAGGCCACCCTCGACGGGTACTGCGACCCGGCCTCTACGACCTCGATCAAGAAGGCAATCGAGTCCGACCGCCAGCTGGGCGGCGAATGCTTCGACCTGCGGGTCGAGTCACTGCGGAACTACGGGCCGATCGTCCTAGACGACGGCGTCATGTACCTGTCGGCGGAGTTCGCCGTCACGGTGATAGCGAAATAGGGAGACATCATCATGGCTAAGTTCGTGGTCACCGATCCGGTGATCGTCCTCAACAGCGGCACCGTGACCACGAGCGCCGCGAGCGTCACTATCAACGTCGAGGTCGACGACGTCGAGACCACTGCCTTCGGCGGCAGCGGCTGGCGGACTCGCATCGGCGGCCTCAAGCAGGGCACCGTCGACATCGAGTTCCATCAGGACATGGCGTCCGGCGCGATCGACTCCGTCGTCTGGCCGCTGCTCGGCGGGACTGCCGCGATGAAGGTCCGGCCCGGCGGTACTGCCGCAGTCGGGACCAGCAACCCGGAGTACCAGTTCGACGTGCTCGTCGCGCAGTGGAACCCGATTGACTCCGCCGTCGGCGACCTGGCCACCGTCTCGGTCTCCTGGCCGATCACCGGCGTCGTCACCCGCGCCACTGCCTGACGAGATAGGACACTGCGATGCAGCTGCGAGTGAGCATCACCTACGACGACGGGTCGACCGTGAATGCGACCGCGTCCACGGTCGACCTCGTCGAGTGGGAAAAGAATGCGCAGAAGCCGATAGCCAAGCTGATCGAGGAGCGGTATCTCGGCGACATGCTCTGGCTGGCCTGGCATGTCCTGAAGCGCAAGGGCCAAGTGTCCGAGGACTTCGACGCCTGGCTTGAGCGCGTGGACACCATGACGCTCGGCGACACGGAGGAGGACACGCTCCCTTTGGACGTATGAGCCAGCACTGGAAGGTAGTCTCGCTCGCTCGCGCCTGGGGCTGCACGCCGAACGAGATCCTCGCGCACGATGATCGGATGATCCACACCATGAGCATGTTCCTGCGGTGGGAGCATGGGGAGCGCGCTAAGGCTGCGCAACGATCCAAGAGGAGGCAGTGATGCCGATGACCCTTCAGGTCGACGGCGCTGGCCGACTCGTCGATGCGCTGTCCAAGTTCAACAAGGAGATCTACAAGATCCTGCAGGACGAGGTGCGCCAGGCCGCGGAACTCGTCGCCAATGATGCCCGTCGTCGCACTCCGAGGCAGGTCCTCTACGGAGGCAACGGCGACCGGCGCAGCAATGGCTGGGGCACCTGGATCAGCAGCGGCGACAGCCCGACGAAGTTCGGGTCTCGTGGGACTGGCGCCGGTCGTGATCTGTCGTACAACGAGGGCCGCATCGACAAGTCGATCCGTGCCGGCGCGCGAAAGGCCCGCGTGCGTGGCGCTGGAGCGGTCGGCATCAAGGGCGTCGTGGCGATGAACGACGTCGGCGGGCAGATCTGGGCTACTGCTGGAGCCGAGAATGACAGGTCGCCGTTCAACCGTGAAATCATCGCGCGCTACGGATCGGACTACCCGCGCGGACTGAAGCCAGCACTGTTCGCGAAGGGACCCGAGGCAGGCGACATGATCGACCGCGCACTTGAGCGCGCACAGGCGCAGTTCGGGCTTTCCTGATGGCCCGTCCGATCAATGTCGTCATCAAGGGCGACTACACCGACCGAGACATCAATCGGGCCATCCGTGACCTGGAGCGCCTCAAGACGCAAGGATCGGCAGCGACTGGCGCCTTCGGCGGCTTCGCCAACAGCCTCAAGGGATTCGGCGCAGGCCTCGTCGCGTCGATCGGGTTCACGGAGATCGTCCATGCGCTAACGGCGATGAGCCAGGCCGCGATGGACGACGAGGTCAAGATGGCCTCCCTCGCGAAGACGCTGGAGAACGTCGGTCAGGGCTTCAAGCAGACCGGCGTCGAGGACTTCATCTCCAAGATGCAGCTGGCGACGGGCGTCGCCGACAACGACCTCCGCAGCGCGTTCCAGAAGCTCGTGACGGTCACCGGCGACGTCGAGAAGTCGCAGACCGCGCTGCAACTGGCCATGGACATCTCAGCGGGCACCGGCAAGGACCTTGAGTCCGTCAGCGCTGCGCTGGCGAAGGGCTACGGCGGCCAGGTCACCGCGCTGCAGCGGCTCGGCGTCGGCATCGACGCGGCGACCCTGAAGTCCAAGAACATGGGCGCGATCACGGATGCCCTGTCGCAGAAGTTCGGCGGCCAGGCCGCGGTCGCTGCGCAGACGTACCAGGGGCAGATGAACCGCATCACGCAGGCCGTCGGCGAGGCGCAGGAGGCGATCGGCTACGCGCTGCTCGATGCCGTCGACCGGCTCATCGGCAAGATGGGCGGCACCGGCGGCCTGCAGTCGGCGATCCTGGCCACCGGCAATCAGATTGCTGACTTCGTCGACGACGTGAGCCTGACCATTGAGCAGATGGACAAGCTCGGCCGCGCGCTCGTCAGCCTGCAAACCGTTGGGCTGGTCAAGGTGGACGCCGGCTTCTCTCTGTTCTGGGAGACGCTGAAGGCGGTCCTCGGGTCGATCCTGGACATCCTCGGCGGGCCGTCGGTGATGCTGACGCGATTCCTCGAGGACATCGGGCTGATCTCGTCGGACGCCTCTGACGGGACATCCGAGCTCGCGCTGGCCAACGAGCACAGCGCGCGCGCGTCCATGCAGGCGGCCAAGGGGATCTCCGTCCTCGGCGATGAGACCGAGGACGCTGGGCTGAAGGCGTGGGAGTCTGCGAAGGGCTACTTCGCGTTCTACTCCGCGCTGGCGGCCGCTGCGCAGATCCAGCGCGACATCGCCAACACCTCCGGGACGGTGTCGTCGGCGATCGCTGAGGGGTTCAGCGGCAAGGCCCTGAAGGGAGCAGGCGAGTTCGTCAAGCTGTACGGCGAGGCGAAGAAGGCCGTCGACGACCTCGGGTCGAGCGCGGGCGGCGCGGGCGCCAAGGCCGAGGAGCTCGCCATCAAGTGGCGCCAGACCGCGGAGTCGGTCACCGCCGACGTCGAGGGCCTGAAGATCACGATGGGCGGCGGCGGCGAGGTCATCGCCGGGAACCTGGTCACCAAGTTCCAGAACCGGCTCGGCGCGTTCAGGCAGATCGTGTCCGAGCAGGTCGGGATCGTGCAGCAGGCCCGGCAGGCACTCGACTCCTACGCCCAGTCCATCACCGACACGATCATGGGCAAGATCAACTTCTCCACCGTCGACCCGACGACGAACCAGCCGCTGAGCCCGGAGCAGATCGTCCAGATGATGCTGGGCGACATCACGAACCAGCAGAAC